CCTGTCTTTTTAGCCCACTTGGTAATTGCCGATTCCCATTGGCTTAGTCCGGCGATTGCAGCGATGTCTGATCCACCGATTGCACCTGGCTCGTTGCGTAGCTCATGCCACTCCGGTGAGCCGTTAGCAAAGTCCCCTAGCAGGACTGCCTCGTGAATTGTGTTTATCTCGGTTGGTAGTTTTGATACTGGCAAGGTTTCCCTCTCTTTTCCTTGTCGGCAAATCCACGCTATCTCTCTCGGCGTGGATTTGCTATTTATCCTGAGGCTACTCTAATCTGACCCTATGACAAGACAACTAGAGAGAAAATACATTGAACTCCAACACGCCATTTCTGAGAATGGGGGTGTCGAGTGCAGTCAGCTACCTCATGTGTTCTTCCCTGAGGATGAGCCAGATGTCTACCTGCGTAAGAAACTGATAAAGGTAGCAAAGGAAGTCTGCAACGACTGCCCTGTCAGGCTGAGGTGCTTTGACTATGCCTTGTCGGCAGGGATGGTTGGTATCTGGGGTGGCACTACCGCTGAGGAAAGAGCCAAGCTGAAAAACTAAGGGGCTGTGTGCCTTGTAGAGGGCTTATCTTGCCAGAGGTAGAGTGATGCCCCTAAATAAGCCCTAAAGCCCTGTACGAGCCTTATACGGCGTTTTAGAGCCTAGTGGTCGTCTGTTGGCACATTCTTGATAGCCAAAGCCGAGCCACCTACTGTAAGTATGGCAGCAGCCACAGACAGAATCTGTGAGGCTAGGGGTTCGGTCAAGGTGCCGATAGTCACTAGCAAAGGTACAAGGGCAGCAATGATGCCGTAGATCCACTTGCGAGTCTGAGGGGGTAGGTCAAAAATCATTTGTGTCTTCTCCTGGTTTCCATAGCTTTACATCCTCAAGCGTAGCACTGGCGGTATAGGCCGTGAGGATAATCGAGATCAGCGCAACCCCACCGATGACCATTTGAACGCTAACTTGCCGGTCCCAGATGAAGGTAAACATCCCAAAGAAAATCATTACAACACCGACTCGATAAGAGCCAAAGATTAGCTTGCGCCTAAAGTTCCAACTAGGACCAGTGCCCTTACCCTTTTCATCCTTTAGCAGGAATACAGAGTCAAGCCACTTCACTTTAGTTTCTCTAATGCAATCTGTGTCTTGATGTATGAGGTCGGCTCGGTGTATCTGGTGCCGTTGTTTGTCCAGATGTATCGCTTGCCACGCTGAATCTCAAAGTGTAAGTGAGGGCCAGTTGATTCGCCTGTGTTGCCAGACTCTCCAATTTTTGTACCCTCGGCAATCTTGTCGCCAACCTTGATGCCCGCTTCCTTGATGGAACCCTTTTTGAGGTGCATGTAAGCAGAGGTAATCCACTCGCCATTGACCTTGTGGCGTAGCTTGATAATGTAGCCACCACCAGCAGGTTCGCCGTTAGGGAACTTTAGGGTGCTAGGACCAGCAAAGATTACCTCGCCAGCTGCAATCGCATAGATAGGTGAGCCAACAGCCATAGCAAAGTCGCAGCCATTGTGATGCCGTCTAGTTTTTAAAATTGGATGTATGCGCCATCCATAGGGGCTTGTAATCTTCGGGTAAGGTCTATCAAACGGCCAGCGCATTACTTCACCACAAACGCTATAAGGGCAGAGATAAGTCCTGAGATACCAGCGGCGAGTCCTGTGTAAGCAATCTTCTCAATCCAGGCAAGTCTGGCTAAGGTCAGCTCGACCTCACGAATGCGGTCAGGCACATCGGCCAGGTTGTCCAGTTTCTCTAGCATCTTGATTTGAGTATCGTTCATCTCAAGTTGCTTCTGGTAAATCATGTGCTGGGTAATGCGTACCCCAGTTGTTTCTTCAGCCATTAGCCGACCAATAACAGAGCTTCTTCTTCCGTTAGTGGAAGATTCATCATTACTTTGCGCCTTACACCAGCTATTTTTTGAGCCTGTAGTTCTTCAGTCGTCAGCTCTCTCGTCGCCCAAGTCTGATAGAAGACTCCGTTAGTTTCAACTGGAGCTACCTCATAGACCACTGCACCCTCTTGTCTTACTGGAGCTTCGGTAGGGACAACTTGAGTCCATCCATCAGGCAACTGATCTCCCTCTTGCCATTCTGGGTTCTCGATTTTTATGTCCCCGATGTGGCGTGGATACTCATTGTTTGGTGAGATGTAAATTGACATAGTTCTCCTAAATAAATGTGACTGTTGAAGTAAGGGATGTTGAGGAATCGGTCAAACTAAGAGCATACTCTTGGAATCCTGGGTCACGAGTTGCAAATGTTGGTGTTCCAGAAGTAAAAGAGGTGCTTGCATCTGTAAGACTGCTTGCTTCATAAATAAATGAGGCTCCGCCAAGGCTGTATGTTCCAGTCAATGAACCGTCTGAAGGTAATTTAGCAATAAAGATTTTGTCATTTGTGCTTGCGTTTGTATAGCCAAAAACAATAATGTTTTCTGAGCTGTCAATCTCAATACCTGTTGCAAGATCTGCTGATGTGGTTCTAATTCTTCTTTGCCATTGAATAGTGCCAGAGGAATTGTATTTAGCAATGTAAATGTCGTTTGTGCCGCTGGCATCTGATGTTCCCACAATGTAAACATTGTTAGTAGTGCTAACAGCTATGTCTACGCCTGTATCTGAACTGGCACTGCTGAGCCTTCTTTGCCATTGGATAGTTCCGCTGGCGTTGTATTTGCTAATGTGTATGTCTGGGTTTCCTGGCGAGTATAAAGTCGAAACGATGTAAATGTCGCCGCTCGAATCGAAGGCAACGCCCTCACCAACACTGTAGTCTTGTATTCGTCTTTGCCACTGTAAGGTTCCAGAGCTATTCCACTTACTAATAAAAATTTGAATAGAGCTAAATCCAGCGTCAGGAGAATAACCAACAGCATAAACATTGTCAGAAGGGTCTACGGTGACACTGTAAAAGATGTCATTAGTTGTTCCCTGGTTTACTTCTCTTTGCCATTGAATAGTGCCGCTGCTATTCCATTTGACAATAGTTGAGTCCCTTGTATTGCTGTCCGATGTATAGCCAACAACATAGGAATTTCCACTTGAATCTACTGCTAAATCTTCAGCCTGATCTCGGAAATTACCTGAGTCGTTGCTAAACCCTCGTTGCCATTGAATTGAGCCAGATGAATTGTATTTAGCGAATAACCATTCGGCATTGCCACCCAAAGTACCAGATGCACTTGTTAGACCAGCAGCATAGATGTTGTCTGAACTATCTGTGTCTGCCGCTATAAAGTATTCGCTAGTTGCGCTTGCTAATTTTCTCTGCCAAAGTATGTTGCCATTTGTGTCATACTTAGCAATCTCAGCATCTGTTCCACCAAGGGTTGAACCAGAAACAATAATGTTTCCTGCGCTATCTATTGCGCCATCACCAGAGTATTCACCAGTATTTCCCAGTAATGCCATCCAGTACCTTACAGCAGCAGCACCAGCACCAGCAGCACTCAAAATACCTAAGTATGTAAGTGCCATTACTAAACCGCCGTTGCGTTTCCAATTATGCGGTAAGAGTTGGAAGACACACAAAGAACAGTCACAGCGTCATAACGAGTACCGATTGCGTATGCGGTTCCTGCTGTTCCTCGACCCAAGATAGATACGGCTGTTGAGGCTCTGTTGATAGTGACTGTTCCGGCACCATCTCTAAGGATGTCTACACGCTCGCCAGGCTCAAAGGCTGTGGCAGTTGAGATGGTGACTGTCTGCGCTGAGGCAGAGTCAAACTCAAGGATCTTGTAGCGGTCAGATGTGGTGACAGTGTAAGCGGTCACAGTAGAGGCAGTGAGCGTGGTTTCGTTGCTCAAAAATTGGTTGACATCTGCTGCCGCCAAAACCTCACCGGCGGTAAATACTTTTCTTGGCATAGGGTTCCTTTGTTGTTGGGTTTAGTTTATCACTCGTAGGCTAGGCGGTCATCGTCTAGCACACCGAGTACGGCGTCATTGAGGATAAAGATGGCAAAGTCAAGGCGTTCTAGGGCAAAGCTAATGTTCTTGCTTCCTGGGTTCCAGTCATGGTTGATACCGATAATCCGGCAATACTGCTCGATAGCTGGTGGAATGTCAGACGGCTCAAACCTGACCAGCACAATGTCGCCAATCTCAAGGTCTAGGACTGCATCTTGGTTAGCCTCGCTGATTGTGTCCATAACTACTGTCACAGTTTCGAATCGGTACTGAGGCTCTTTGTATCTGGCAAGCAAGTAGTCAGCTAGGAACTGTAGCTGAGCTGGGTCTTGGATAAGCAACCCAGACTGGTCTAGCACTCTTGGGCCGTATAGGGCTTGTGAGTCAGCATCCTCGGCAAAGGCTTCCTCGGGGATAAGGTCAGCGTTGGCAAGGCTAATGCGGTTGTAAAGGTTCTCTGATCCGTAGACAATGTTGACATCGGCAAACTGGATGCCTGTGTAAGCCCCTGCAACTATCTCATCGCTGAATACTATGTTTGGGGTGTTAGGTACAGCGTTGCGCTCTCGGTAGGTAATCTTTCCGTCTTTTGCCAGAAACAAAGTACCAAACTCAGAGTTGGCTACAAGCTGCAAATACTCAAGGGTACCTGTGCCCTCAGCCACAACATTGTCAAGCATTACAGAGTTGCCAGGGTCAATGTCCCTTTGGTCAGCTGGCCAGTCAACTTCTGGTCTGTCTAATACTGTGTTGATTCTGGCACCCGACAGCTCTGAGTTAGGGGTAAATTCCTCAAGACCCGAGTTAGCCAAAACGGACAAAGCATCTGACACTTGTATCTGGACAACAGACTGCTTGCCAGGTTCGTACTGAATGTCAAAGTCGTCAATAAATCCTCTAAACACAGGCACATCGTTAGCAGAAACTCTGACTGATCGTCTAGGAATTAGTTGGCCAAAATAAGGACCATTTGCATAAAGGGGGTCAAACTCTCTATCAGAGTTGTCAACTGTGATTGTGACGATACCAGCGTCAATGCGGTCAAGGGCATTGTTCTTGCCTCGCCTGACAGTTGTAGTGACAAGGCGTGGGGTGATGTCAAAGAATCTTTCGCCACCAAGCGTAAAATCGGTGTTGTCTAAGATGCCTCTAGTTGCGCTATCTAGCTGAAAAGAGTATGGGTCACTCTGGCCAAGGTTTAGACCAAGCTCAACTTTGACTGAGGGGGCTGCCACTATGCACCCTGCCAGACGGCACCAGAGGTACGCTCGTAGGCCTTGATGGCGTCAACAATAGCCTTACCGATAGTTGCACCAGAGCCAACACCGCCGTCAACATTTATGTTGTAGACAGTCTGCTGTGCGCTTGTACCAAATAGGCTTTCTGTTCCTGTTTGTGCAATCTGGCCAGATAGGTTGCCAAACTCTGCGTATCCAGCGTTGATTGCTGATAGCCCACCGGCACCACCCATAACTAGACCTTCAGCTAAGCGAGCACCTGCCATTGGACCAGCAGAAATAATCTGTTGTAGCAATGCTGGGTTTAGACCCATAGTTGCCAAGCTCTTTACATTGGTTGCAAATGAGCGTAGGCGAGTTAGTAGCTTCTCCATGTTGCGAGTAATAGCGTTTGTAGATCCACCAAGCTGAGTTAGGTCAAAGGCACCAAGGATTGAGTTTTTGATTCCTGCAAATGTATTCTTTACTGAGTCAGCGAATGACTGATAAACACGCTCACGCTCGGCAAGGGCGGCAGCCTCAGCGGCAGCAGCAGCGGCTTGAGCAGCAGCTAGTTCGGCAGCAGCCTGAGCAGCGGCCTGAGCTGCTGCAGCGGCGTTTTGTGCCATCTCAGCCTGACCAGCGGCAGTCCTATTGAAAGCTGCTTGTCGTCTTTCAAGACCCTTTGGCGTAGAGATTTTGGCAAGCTCTTTTTGGAAAGTCTTTTTAGTAGTTGCAGTGTTTAGAATCAGGTCTGCAAATCCAGCACTTACACCTGCGTTTAGTAGCTTTGTCTGTCTGGTAGCAAGCACTCCCTCACGCTTTAGAACTGAGCTGACAGTTTGTGAAGCAGAGCCACCGCCGGCAGTAGAAGCCGATGGCATTGAAACTGATGGGCTACCAACAGTCGGTACTGGTATTGGCTGACCAGTTCTCTGATTGTAGGCATAGTCGTCTAATACTGAGGTACGACCAGGCTTAGGCAAAGCCCCAGCAGCTGCATTGAGCTTCTTGATTGCATCAGTTGCAACCCCATACTTACCTGCTGCCCACTCGGCATCATGTCCGGTCTTGAGAACTGAGTCGCCAAAGCTCGTGACAACTGGCGTAGTAGTTCGGTAAGAACTGTCCACCTCGGTCATGCCAGCGACAATCAGCCCGATACCAGCTACAACTGCAACAAAAGGAATAAGCTTCAATGCTGAACTAAAGATGTTTGTCGCAACAGTTGCCAGTGTCATGCCAGTAGTAGTTTGCGCCAGCCACCACTTGTTGACTGATAAGGCGACATTGGTGATTCCGATAGCCACCTGCATTAGCTTGTATGCAGTGTTTAGGGCAAAGATAGCTGTCACAACCTGAATGATTGTGGCTGCGTTTTGTGCAAAAAACCTTGTCAAGTCAACAATAGTTTTAGTTAGTGCAGGCCAGTCAACAGATGCGATTGCTGTCTTTAGCTCTTGACCTAGCTCTCTGGCAAGTTCCTTGATTTGAGGCAATGCATCGGTGATTGCCGGAATGAGCATGAGTCCGATGTCTTTGGTTAGGTTGTCAAACTCTGTGCTAATGGTCTTTAGCTGGTTGCCAAGAGTGTCCTGATACTTTACAAAGTCGCCCTGCTGAACTGTTGTCTGAGCCAAGATTGCACTGTAAGAGGCCATCATCTTTTGCTGGGTACTTAGAGGGCCAGTGCCATCGTAGATACCCATGTTGAGGGCTTCTTGCTTTAGTCGAGCGTCATCAAGGAAAACACCGAACCTTCTAAGGGGCTCGGACTGACCCATAAGACCAGACTGAATAGCGGCAAGTGCCTCGGCAGTTGGCACATCGTTGAATGAACCCAGGTCACCAGCAAGCTGAACCATCGTGGTTGAAAACTTTGCAGCTTCCTCTGCACCAAGCCCTGCACCAGTAGCAAACAAGCCAAAGGTTTTAGATGCTTGTAAAGCCTCAGTAGCACTTAGACCTGCTGACTGTGCGGCTTGCTCTGCAAACGCTTGTACGCTCTTAGCTGCTTCTCCAAAGACTTGGTTGACACCCTCAAACTCTGCCTCAAAGTTAGATGCAGACTTTACAGCCCTACCGAGTAATGCTGTGCCAGCAACAATGGCTGTTCCAGCAATAGCGAAGTTTCTACCTAGTGATCCAATAGAGGTCTGGAGCTTGGCAAACTGTGCGTTGGCTTGCTTTAGGCCTTTAGGGTCAAAGCTAGTAAGGATGGGTATTCTAATTGCCATTAGCGAACCTTAAGTTTTTGGTTGATTTTTGCGGTGTAAGTTTCAAGTGTCTTTAGCATGTCCTGAGCAATGCCCTCTACCTTGCCAGCTACTGCTGGGTAGATGTAGCGTGATGGCACTTTGCCTAGATTATCGGTCATGCCCTTACCCTGTCCGTTGATGCGGTATGAGAACTGACGGCTGTTGCCACGCCTTACAACTGGTCTTGACCTAGTTGGATTCTGACGACCTGAGCCACCTCTGCGACCAATACCCTTGTATTCATACGGCAAGCGTGGGCCGTGTTGCATTGTGCGCCTACCAGCCATGTCGGCGATTTCAAGACCAGCTGCATCGCCTGGTGAGATAACCTCAAGCCTTACTAGAGAATGTGTGTTGTTGAGTCTGTGCTGTCTAAGGTCTAGGTTTGCCTTTACAACTGCCCCTGCAAAGCGTGTGCGACCATAGTGATTCATGCCAGATAGAGGTGCAGTCTTTGGCAGGTTAGCTCTAATAGCCGTGACTGCTGGCTCGGCAATACGCTTGATGTCTTTGCGAAGCTCTCTAATGCTTCCTGGCTGGACAGCATCGAGAAGTTGCAAGGTTTCCTTTACACCTTCAATGCGGATTTGCGTAGTCACAGGACTCCTAGATAGATAACTTCTCTAATTCTACCCAAAAGAAAAACCCCCTTTCGGGGGCTTATCTTTTAGAGCTTCGGCTTTGATTCTTGAAAATCAAATACCGGCTGATTGTCCAGAGCATTCGTTCATCGAGTTCTAACAACTCTCTGGGGCTAATGCCAGTTTCGACTGCCAGAGATGCTATGAACCAATGAGCTGATTGATCCCCTAGACCCTTTATGCTTTTGGGTCGTCAGAGGCCGAAACGGAGAGAACTCCGTCAATCCACTCATCGAATGTCTTAGCAGTTGCCTTGGTGCGTGTTTCACTTGCCCAAGCTAGGAAAAGCAGGTGAGTGATTTTGAGGTCTTTGTCTAGGTTTGCAATGGAGATGTTGAAGTGTGACTCAAACTTCACCATGTCAGACGCTAGGCAGGTGACCTCTTTAGTTTCACCAGGCTTGTCGCTGAACTCTACTTGTAGGTTTATTTTCATGCTCTTAGCTTACTACGCTGCTGTGGCTCTGGTGACTTCGCCAGATACAGGCCAAGTGACAGAGAGGGTAGCTAGGTCGCCAACTGCACCGGCAAATGGCTGGTACTGGGTGACTAGGGCAGTGAAGCGGTACTCAGGGTTTGTTGCGGTGATTGTGCCTGAAGTAGGTGCAATCTTTACTGCAACTGTTGAACCCATAAGTGGGAATAGTAGAGCGTCAACTGATCCTGCTCCGAAGTCCTGGTGGAAGTCTAGGGATACAGATGCATCCTTTAGGCCACCGATTCTGGTGCGGTAAGTCGAGCCAAATGCTGTGGTTTCTA